ATGCCTGTTGCATAGCTATTGCAAATAATGCTTTTAATAGTGTTTCCTGTCCTACTAGCAGCGATCCATTTATTTTGAGTTTGGTATTCCATACTAATAAAACTGACGTAATAAATGCGTGTGCGGAAATTTTGAAAACTACATGCCGTTCTTACCTTCTTGATTCTACATACAGCTATTCCCGTAAAAATTTGGTAGTTGAACCAGTTTGCAATCTTCAGCGTAAAATTGTTATCGTTTCCGGAGGAGCAATGAAAGGTACGCTTATGGAAGAGCTTGTAAACATTTCATGGTCAACCTCTCATCTCCGTCGTTTGACATATACGCAAGCCTCTCAGCCTCACGACAAGGATGAATTAATTAAACATAATCGTAATGGTATTACGATGGTTGTCCCCGAACTAGGAGATGATCTTGTAAATATGAATCCGCAAATACTTCTTTCATACGGATGTCAGTGGATTCTCATGAACTATGGATCTGTTGATAGCGCTATGGAAATATATATTGGGGAGTTTCAGGAGAATAGTTTTGTTCTCAAACCAGTTGCGTTACGAGCCCTCGTTCCTAAAAAATTCAAGACTCCGACATTGCCAGACCCAAGTGTTTCTTTCCAGCCGATGCAGAAGATTTCACCGATCTACAACGTGACAGTATAAATTCTCATCTACTAATAAAAATGGCAAACGCTTGGCTAGCACACGTTAAAAAGACGATGCGCGCGCACAAAGGCATGAAGTTCGGACAGGTTCTCAAGATGGCTAAGGCTTCTTACAAGAAACATGGCAAGAAAGGAGGTGCAGGTGCGGATGGATCTGCAGCTTCCAGCCAGTCTTCCGATGATAAGAAAGGTGCGGATGGGTCTGAAGAGGGTGCGGATTCTCTTGCGCTGATGGGCGGTCGTCGCCGTCGTCGTTCTTCTCGCCGCACGCGTCGTCACCGTCGTCGTTAGGTTATTTAGCTAAAGCTCGTAATTCTCTCTTTCTCGCATTAATTTTATCTCTATTAGCTTCACGCCATTTCTTCTTTTTGGATGCACTACATTTGGTGAAAAAAGAGTGTACGGAAGATATAAATACAATGGGCGGCGGGTTGCTGCAATTAGTAGCTTACGGAGCTCAAGATGCATACCTCTCTGGAAACCCGCAAATTACTTTTTGGAAAAGTATGTTTAAGCGTCACACCAATTTTGCAATGGAACCCTTTCGTGTGAATTTTAACGGACAAGCCTCATGGGGTACGAAGCATTCTGCGATTATAGGTCGCCATGCTGACCTTCTCTACTCTACATACCTCGAAGTCGTTCTACCATCTACGACTGACGGCGGTTCCCTTCCTGAAGGTAAGAACAACAATTTTAACAATGATCAGTCTCGTCTCGGCTACAATCTTATTCGATATATTGAACTCGATATTGGCGGACAAGTAATTGATCGGCAGTATGGCGAGTGGATGTACCTCTGGGATGCTCTGACCAGTGATGCGCCTCAGCAAGATAAGTTTCTTAAAATGGTAGGTGCGGGAGCTGCATCTGGAGCATATGCTCCTCCAGATGTAAGTCAGTGCAGTGCGGGAAGCGGTCGCCCAGCTCTTCCAACAGTTCTTTACGTTCCTCTCTTTTTCTTCTACACGCGTAACCCAGGCGCTGCACTTCCTCTTATTGCTCTGCAGTACCACGAGGTCAAGATCACGCTTCAGTGGAATGATGCACCAGTAATTGCAGGTGACTTTACTTATGCATCCGGACTAATGCAGCCTGTCCAAGCCGCAATTTATATCGACTATATTTACCTTGATACTGAAGAGCGCCGGCGTATGGCTCAGCAGTCGCACGAGTACCTTATTGAGCAGACGCAGTTCAACGAGGATAAGGGTATTTCCTCGTACTCTAATCGCATTGATCTTACATTCAATCACCCTGTCAAAGAACTTGTATGGGTCGTTCAGCCTTCGTATTACACGAACTGCTCTCTTGCAAAGAAAAAGGCTCTTACCCGTCTCCAGCCTTTCACGTATGATGGCAGCAATGGAGGTAGTCCCCCGGACAATACTACTGCTGTCTATGAACAGTGGATTCAGTTTAACGGACAAGATCGTCTCGACAAACGCTATGGCGACTACTTCTGCAAACCTCAGCAGTCTCAGCACCATACTGGATTTGGATACACGCTTTCTACGAATAAACAACCCAATATCTACATGTACTCTTTTGCTATCCGCCCCGAAGAGCACCAGCCGTCCGGAACGTGCAACTTTTCGCGCATTGATACGGCTACGATTGTCGTGCAGATGAGCGGTGCTGCAGTAATAAATTCAGATACGGACGATACGTGGGATATTCGTGTATACGCAGTTAACTATAACATTCTTCGCATCATGAGCGGCATGGGTGGTCTTGCGTACAGCAACTAGACGTTTACGATCAGCTTATTATTGAATGTTAAATGGCAGATACATGTGCAATATGTCTTGACGATATGGATATGAAAACTTTTGAAGATGAACGTAATTCAACTGAAACTTGTGTGAAACTCGAATGCAAACACGCATTTCACACAAAGTGTATTATAACTTGTCTTTCAACACAAGATAAACAGTGTCCTCAATGCAATACTCCAAAAACAGTTGAAGATCAAGTAACTGGTGAAGGACTTATGAAAATGACGGTTCGTAAGTTCAAACAGCAACCGCAAGTTAAATCTTTAATGAATGAAGTGAAAACTTCTAAAAAGGAATATACAGTACTTTTGAAGAATCTACGAGATCAAACAAAAAAATTCATTAAGGAAAAAGTCAAGGAACTTAATCTAAACGTTCATCGAAAATACTTTATTAAATGCCTTCAGAAGATGCGAAAAATGGTTAAAGAAGAAGCAATAAGATTAGGTCCTTTGTATGTGGGAATATTGGAAAATGATCGAGCTTGGCGCTCAAGGTATGGCGGAAGTTCAGTTGAAAAAATGCTTTATGGATCTAGTTCATGGACATTTTGGCGTCTCAAAACCCCAAAACTTCGGATAAACTTATTTTAAGCAATAATATAAATGCGCAAAACACGTCGTGCGTCTAAAGCAAAAAAGCTGCACGACGATCTTGTTAAAAGAGGTAAGCTTGGAGCTAGTGTAGGCGGTGGAGGTGTACGAATTAAATATACAGTAGCTGTAATTGACAACAATAAAGTTATTGACAGAAAAATATTTGATGGAGATCATTTTACACTGAATGATCTTATGCTTTCTCTTGCAGATAATGATTCTATTGTTGTAAAATATGAACAAGAAAAGTATGGTACAGAATGGGAAAAATTTTGGATGCGAGCGAAAGATAATCTTCGTAATGCAGAAAAACCTCCATTTGCAAATAGTGGCTTAATAAAACAGGGTGACGCTGATGTTCTGTACTTCAAGTTCAAGAAGGCGAACAAGTACAACTTTTAGGAGCCATTGTCTTCATTTTTTCGAGATATAAAATAGCATCCATCAATTCTTCCTGCATATGCTGAACCCACTGTAAAAAAGAAAGATCTGTGCGATCTAAATTAGTTCCATACTTCTTTTGTCCGAATTCTGATCTTTGCTTGAAACTTGCAATCACTGAAGCAACGATGGAATCTTCCATTTTACTTTTGTGTATTTTACTAATTAAATGTCATCATGCTCAAATCCTCATTATCTTCCATAGACTCAATAAGTTTATTCACTTCGTCAAGTTGTTCTTCAATAGGAGGATGCGATTCATCATCTCCGTCAGGAAACTTGGTCTCGTCAACCAGAATTTCGACAAGCCCCGTTCCACAAGGAGGTTTTTGTCCAAACATGATATTTGCAGAAATACCTTTCATATTATCAACTTCTCCCAAGATTGCAGCATTAAAGAGATGTTTGGCTGTTTCTTCAAACGAAGACTTTGCCAACACACCATTTTCTGTGTTTTTGCTCATGCCGTTACGATCTACTTTGAGCACGAATCCGGGATACGTCATCGAATCCACGAGAATCATCATATGGTGGTAATCGATAGGTGTATCCTTGAATACTAGAGTGAACTCGTCAAACAAAGCTATGCGAGCAGCTTCAATTCCGAAAATATCTAGAATTTCGTGAATATCATTCGAGAAGAAACGGG